GAACCAATATAAAATGGAGGGAGTTTGTTGCCTGAATAGACTGTTAGGTAAGTGCAATAAATATTGTTAGTCATGAGCTAACTATCCTTAGTTTTTTGATTAGAGGGTATTAGATGTTCGTTGCATCTAGTATCCTCATTCTTATTTAGCTAAAAACGATTTTCTAGATTTATAAACAAAAAAAGGGAACCCGAAGGTTCCCTTAAATTATTGTTAAAAACAATCCTATAAGATGTTCTTAATCTTTACGAGTCTATAATAATCGTTGGATGCTGCACCTAGAGTGATTCCGTCGCCAGATAGTGGGTTTGCGACCATACCGTAGCGGGTCTTGAAACCTATTTTTGGCTGGAATGTATCTGGATCAGTTGCACGAACCATTTGTAGTGGTACGTATGGGCAATAGAATAGACCTGCGTCATAAGCATTGGATCCCTTGTATCCAACAACCATAACGTCAGAGAATGTTACGCCAGCGCCAACCGAGAAGTATGGATCAACATAGACCTTGTACTTACCGTTTAGAATACCAGCAAATGTATTACCAGTGTCGTCAACGTTTAGGTCGGTTGATAGAGCAGGAGTATAATCTAGCTTGCCAGCCATTGCTAGAGCAGAAGCAACGTCTGAAGAGCAGATAATGATATTACCCTTTCCTCTACGTGTTGCTCTCGCAATTTGGTTCGCTTCTCTTTCAGCATGGAACATTAGACCCTTGAAGCGCTCAACTGACCAACGACCGTCAGAGTCGGTATCTAGGTCGAAGTAACCAGCTGTTGTTGTACCAGAGCTTGCACCAGACTTCGCAATCTTGTATAGGGTTCTGATAACTTCACGGTTAATTTCAGCCATAATTTCGGTTGAAAGAATGTTTGAGAGCTCAGATTCTGCATCTAGATTGTGCATAGCCTTTAGGTCTTGTGCCAATTCTAGAGAGTATTCTGCCTTTAACGCACGAGTTTGGGCTGTTACGGTTACCTTCTCGATAGAGAAGCCCATGTTTAGTGGGGAGAAACCTTCGCCTGATGCTGTGGTCATACCAGTACCGAATGTAGATAATGTATCAGAAGCGGTTCTGAAGATATTATCTTGGTGAGTACCAGTTCCTGCGAAGTCGGTATCGGCTTCGTTGAATAGTGCTTCGGTTGAAGATAGAGGACCAGTTGCGCCAGAACCATACTTTGACTTCATGGCGAAGATTAGACCTGTTGGCATGTTCATTGGCTGAACACCACAGATATCATAAGCCATTAGGTTTGGCATGGATCTACGGACTAGAGCAATTAGAATTGGGTCAAACTTATCAACGTTGCCAGCAACGTTAGCAGGAACACCAGATTCGGTGATTAGCTTTCTTGATTCGGCTTGAGCCTTTTCTTGGTTCTCTAATAGAACCGCAGTAACTTGCTTCTTGTAAGCGTCTTTGATTGGGGCGACTTCTGGGTGATCCAGAATAGCCTTCCATTTGTTCTGTAGATTAGACATATTTCTCCTTAAGAAATAAATTTATATTAGTATTTATAAAAAATTAAAACTTGAGATTCTTAGAAATTGCGTTTGAATAAAGATTCATGATAGGATCATCAGTAATAATTGTGTTATCATCAGAGATCTCTACCATTGATTCTTCGGTTAATTTCTTCTTTGACTTAGAAGTATCAAACGCATTCTTGACAATATCTTTTAGTTTTTCTTCATACGAAGACTTAGATTCGTAGGTTACAGATTCAACTAACTTTGCGAATCTTTCTTTTTGTGCGAGTGATAGATCCTTAGAAACAGATTCGAAGACAGCTTTCTTTGTAGAGACTTCAGCTTTATTCTTATAGAGAATAGATCTGTTCATCTCTTCATTCAACTTCTCTTCGAATTGTTGTTTTTGTTTATTGAGTTCTTCAACAAATGATTGCTTCTCTTCAGAGATTGTTGATTCTAGATCGGAAATCTTAGATATTAGATCCTCAACGACGTTAGTTTCCTCAGGGATAACAATATTATGCTCGACGAACATTGTCTTTAAACCAGACCAGAAAGATTCCATAATCTCAATCTTTAGACCTTGTTCAACAGCCAATGCATTCTCTTCCAACCAGGATTCGGCAACATAAGTGAGATACTTATCTACTGATTCGATAACATTTTCGTAAACTTCGATATTCTCTTCTTCAGCAGCAACTTCAGGTTCTGGTTCTGGCGCTTGTTCCATACTCTTAAGTTCTCTTGCGACCATAGTAGAAATTCTAGGATCATCTGCAATCACTTGCATAATACTCATGACTAGAGATAAGAACGGTTCTGCCATACTATTACCAGATAAATCTGTAATAGCAGCACGCATAGAATTTAATAATTTTGTTCTTTCAGAGTCTGTAGCTTGTAGTAATCTGACAATATCAATATCAGTTAATAGTGCTCTGATGTCTTCAGGAGTAAAATCTTTCGCTTCTTGTTCCATTACTTCTTCTTCGTCTTCCATCTCACCTTCAGATTCTAAACGAACGATTTCCTCGTCCTCTTCTTCGATTCCTGCTGTTTTCATAACACCCTTTGCAATATCATGAGCCTTCTTGATAGTACTTTTCTTTAGTGGCGGTTTGTCGCCACTTGTCTTCATTGCAGAAGCCATACCAACAGCATAAGCTTCTGGTGGAGTGTCGACTGGTCCTAACTTAGTTGCTTCTTGTACTTTTTGATTGACTGCTTCATCGAATGCTGTCTTCAACTTAGCAGCAAAATCTTCCGGAAGATCTATGCCTTCGAAGATTGAATCAAATGGATCTTGATTATTTTCCATCAATTACTTCTCCTATACTCTTATTTATAATTTTTACAATCTCGAAAGAAAGTCTTTGAAAATCGCAATCTTTTCTTCTTGTAACCCTTTAGATGTATCTAATCTCTTTTTATAAGAATCAATTGTCACTTCTTTCACAATACCATTATTCCAAACCCATTCTTTAGATTCCATAACAGCTTCTACGAATGCTTCATGAGCAGATGGATCAGCAACGATATCTGCTGCAGTCATAATCTTGTAATCTGGTTGAACGATTGAGTATTGGCCTTCTTGTTTCAAAGAACCTAATCCTCTAGTGGAAACACCTAACATACATCCGCCATCGATAAATGCCTTGACAATTTTCCCATTAGGAGTATTCAAGATCTTCGCTTTACCAATATAATTAGTGCCTTTTTGTTCTAATGTTGTTATAAGGTGAGATACTCTATCGAGATTAATAGTAGGATTTTCTGGATGACCTAATTCTCCGAACGCTCGATTTTTATTAACATATTCTTCAACATAACGTTCTACTTCTGGTCTCATATATTCCATCATATATTTTCTTGAATTTCTATTAGGTTCTTCACACTGAATAAAAATACCTTCAATGAAATAATCTTTCGGCTTACCTTCAGCAGATTCTGAAACAATTTTAATAACTTCATTTACTTCTGTTAATAGTTTCATTTGTATATTCCTGCTCTTTTACCTTTTTTAATTGAGATCTTTCTTTTCTTGAGAATTGATGATAATTTTGCTGCTCGTTTTCTTGAAGCTTTTCTAGCAGATATCGATCTCTTTCTCTTCTCTGCTGGAGCCATTCTTACTAACTTCTTACCAGAAACCCTATAACCAGCCTTCGCAGATTTAATCTTCTTGCGTTGAATCTTTCCACCACGAACCCTATCGTAGCGGATTTTTTGGCCAATCTTTAAAGTTTTCTCTAAGAGCATTAAGAATATTGTCCGACTTTAACGAATCCGGATGTTTTTTCTAATTTCATAACAAGAGTGTACGGATCAGTTGTTGTAGAAGTTAATAGGATAGTCGAATCTGCCCCAGCAGCAACATTAGTAATCTTAGATTGATAATCTTTACTATAATTGATTCCACCATTTCCACTATAGTGACCAATTAATTGATCTGTAGATCCATTAAAATGTAATGAGATCTTATTAGTTCCTGTAATAGACCAGTCAAGTTTGTCTACAGATACAATAGCAACTCCGGTTGATCCAGCAAAACCAGTGGCTCCGATCGGACCTGTTGCGCCGCCTGGGTGTAAAACAAACGCAAGAGTCTCTATCCCCGCCCCGGAAATAGTAACAACTGCCGAATTTTCGTCTTGTCTTAAAATAGTAGTAGTTGCCATTTATTATACCTTAATAGAATTTGGTTTATTATCTTTCGATAGAGAAATAATCTTCTCAATAATTTTGTTTTTAAGAGGTATGATCCCACACCTCCTAAACTATCTGTTCAATTTAGCTACAAATGGTCTTTGAAGCTTCCGTTATCAATCTTTGTATCTGTCGGGGTTATTGTTATATAGTTTGTCAGCGTCCCGACTATTTGGATACCCGTCTTTATCAAAACCCTCACCTGGACGATTCCCAGAAGGCATATTATAGATACCTCTCTTAGGTTTAGTATCGTATCCCTTTAAGAAAGCTTTAATTTCTTTAATTTCTGCATTTGTTTTAGCTGGTTTACCTAATATCTTCTCAAGTCTATCATGTTCTGCACGGAAGCTAGCTTCGTCATGTTCTGTATCATCATACCGATTATATATTGGATATTGCTGGTGAAACGGCTCTTGAACATCTCTGATAGCAGCATGCAATTTTGGATAAAACTTTTTGGATATTACAATGCGGCCTTCAGCTTCTCCAATAAGTTATTCAAATGGATCTAGCGATTTGAAGGTATCTGGATAACCAAATTCATCAAAAGCTCTTAGATTTCGTGGATAATCGGATTCGGTTCCAGATCCACGAAAATATGGTTTTGGTTCGAATCGCTTCATGAATTTTTTAAGTTCTGCATTTTGTAATCCGTCTTTGGTGCTTAATAACTTCTCAAATTTATCTAGTTCTGCTTCGGTGGCATAACTAGTAAAAATTCGAAAGCGTCTAGATCCAGGATCAAGATCTTTAATAGCAGCATGCAATTTTGGATATTTTCTTTTGGTTATGGATATTTCATTTTCTTCAACCAAAACTTCTTCGACAATTGTTCTGATATAGTTTCTTAGATCTGAATCGTCTGTTGATTCTGTGATTATCTTTGTATATACTTCTTTAAAATTTTGTAGGTTCATACGTTCTCCTTATAACTCTTTTTTAACTTGTTCTCTTTTTTCTTTTAACAAATCGGAAATTTTGTTAGCAATTAGAGAATTGACAATAGGTTTAATGCCTTGTGGATTCCCTTCTTTTGAATGTTTGATAATTGCTTCGATTTTGGCTCTTTCAGTTTGTGTCATATAATCCTCTAATTATTTATACCTGCGGAACATTATCTGTTGGAGGTAATTCAATGTTAGAAATCTCTGGAGTTTCTAATGGTGGAAGTTCTTCAGGAGAAGGATTACCAAGGTCCGACATTCCTAGATCCATTGGAGTTTCTTCTGGGACTTCTTCATCAGGAATAGATTCTTTATCGATCGCCATCTCTTTAATCTCATCATCAGATAACTTCAAGAAATGCTTCTTAATATAATCTTCTGAGAAATAAGATTCACCTAAACCAAGTGCAGCAGAAGCCAATTCGATTCTTCTAGTCATAATTTCGGCTTCGTTATATTCGGCGAAGTGAGAATCTTTTCTGAAGTCATAATAGATATTATTCTTAATATAAGTATCCCATTCTTCAGATGTGATGATATTCTTAAGAACCAATTGTGTTCTAAGAAGATCTGTGAAGATAGAGGAGAATCGCATTCTCAATCTCTTGATAAACTTATTGAATTTAACTTCTTCTCTGTCAATTTCTGCAGTTCTACCCGTATTGAATGTAGATCCTTCAGTAATTCTTGTTATAGGTACGTGTAGAGCATTATATAGTTTCTTTCTGAAATATTCAACGTCGCCCATTTCACCGAGATTTGCGCCACCTGGTAGAGTAGAGATATCTGTTGTTTTACCATCTTCTCCAACGGGAATCCAGAAATCTTCTAGAACGCTAAGTGTTCTTGAGTCGTCTCGTAATTCACCTGTTGCTTGATCGTATACAATCTTATTTCTGAACTTATTCATCAAAGAATTTACATATTGTTCAGCTTTAATTTTAGGTAAACCAGCAGTACCAATTTTAAATACTCTTCTCTCTGGTGCTCTTGCTAACCTGTAGATTACAGTAGCATCTTCTAACATTCGCAATTGATTGTACGGTTTAATTGATTTATGTAAATATGAAATTACTGTTGCTTTATTTTTATAATCAATCAATCCAGAGTTACAATATGCTACTGAATCTGCAGGTAACTTAATATCACTCTTATAAACGTAATATTCTTGTACAGTCTTCTGTAATTTAACACCACGTTTCGAGAATTCTTCTTTAACTTCTCTAATCTTTTCGATTTCTCTTGGATCTATATATCTTAATTCTTGAATACCATCTTTAGTATTCTTGGAGTCGATTACTACAGAGAAGAATAATCTTCCATCAATATACCATCTTTTGAAGATTTCATATGCATTTTCGTTGAAATCTAGTAAATTTAAGATTGTATCGAATTCTTCTTGTATTACTTCTTTGATATCTTCCGAAAATGGAAGACGGTCTAAAACAACTCCGACTGGGGA